CTCAGCCACCTCAACTCCTCTAACGGGGGTCGTAGCCCGACCCCTACTCATCCTCTTTGGATACTCTCTCTTCTTTTTCTCCTTGAAGTTTGTTGCGCCACTGCTGTCATATATCCGACATGGATCTTCGCGCTCCTTGTCTGCTTTGTCGGCTGCTGTCCTGGTTCTTGGTTCTCTGTTCCCTTCCCTTCTCAATCTCCTAAAAAAAAAAACAAAAAAACTTTTTCCTCTGGTTCTGGCTACTGCTGGCTCGAGCGCGCGCTTCCTTACGCGCGTTCTCTCGGCCTGGACATATATACTGGTTTTATTGCATCTTATGCTGATCAGCCATTCCTGGAATCCCCCTCGCTTGGCATGTTATTGCGGGGTCTTGGAATTCATCGGATTAGGGTTGTATATTCAGGTCAAGATTTCGATGGACGACGGCTCTATCATATTCTTGCTCCTGGAGAAGCATCGCAGTCCCGTTTCAAAACTTTTCGCCTTCGGACACACCGCTGCGGCTACTGGCCTAACGGGCTGTACGGTGCTCGCGAGAGTTTCTTCGATGACTCACCTCAAAAGAACGCAATTTTATCACCCAATGTTGAGTCTTACCTCCGTCAGCTTCGTCGTTCACAGGAACATTCCCCGTGGCACGTACCGGAAAGTCTTGTTTCTCTTCTGGACTTTCTGCATCTGCCTCACCCTGCCCCTTTCTCTCCTGTTCATGAAGGTGGGCACCCCATTGCTGCTACTCTGGAGTTGGCTGCTCTTAGATTCCTTAAGGAGCTCCTTTCAAACACTTCTTGGTACGGCCTGTTCATCAACCCTGCGAAGTTGGTCGGCTTTACTCAGCCTGTCGACCTCTTCAACCCTACTCTTGCTCCTAAGGACGTTACTCGATTCCGCGCCCATCGCACTGATGGCATACTTCCTCCACGCTCTGGTGCCCCTGTTTGGTTTGCCCATGATGTTTTACAGCATCTTAGCAATGCCGAGGTGGGTTCGTGGTTCGACAACAATCCTAACCTCCAGAATCTTTTCGCTACCGTCGTGGCCCCGTTTGAATGCAAGCATCGCATTCCTTCTTTTTGTCCTAAGCTGTACTCTCTTCGTTACTGGAAGGATATGGTTAAGATCACCTTTGAAGGCGATGCAACAGGTTCCTACTGGCAGCGGACTGATGCTTATAGATGGACCACCAGCACTACGCTAATCACGCCCAAAGGCGAGTGCCTGCACATTGGAGTCATCTGGCAAAAAGGAGCTCATGCCATCGTCGTCATCCGAAGGCAACAACTCATTCCGGCTGCTTGCGTCACTCCTTTCGTTCCCGAGTTGATGAGCGTACCGAAGTGGGTTCTCCCCTTCTCCCCTCTTTCTGCCCGCCTCACCATCCCCACTCTTGTGGAGAAACTGTCTGATTACAGCGCATCCCTGGACAACTCTAATTGGCGTGATTTTCGTACCAAGATCCGCCAATTCCAGATGACGGACGCTGCTTTATACCCAGCCTCTTACAAGGTTGCTGCCGCTAATTACGTTCTGGCGAGTCGCGTCCTTGACAGTTCTTGGGCTCTTTCTCCCTTCACCGCTGCTTCTTTTTTTTTCTCTCTTCTATTCGCTATGCCTCTTTTGGCACCGTCATGGTTTATTTCGTCTTTCTTGTATTCCCTTCGTGGTGATCTGGTTCCGTTGGATGAGCCGTTCGCCGAGGAGCCGCCGGCTCTAGTTTCGTCTCCAGCTGACGACAGGCTTTCCAATTCTGACAATGCCTGCTCCATTCCAGCTGTGTCCACGTACTACGTGCCTCCGGACTCCACCTTTGTTGAACGATTTTGGATTCATTTTGTTTCGGTGGTCACGCTGAGCGTGACAAAATTTGTTTATGGCGTGCCTTTTGCTCACCTGGACACCGTTTACCACGTGGTTTTCTTTTGTTGCGAACAGCTGCGCTTCCGTCTATCTATTTCCTGGAACACCCCGGTCCTCGTGCTCATCGGTTTGGCCTTATCTTATTGGTGGAATTTTAGCGTCCCGATGGCTTGGGAATCGCTCCACCATTCATTTTCGTTCATTCAAACCCATGTCTGTTCTTTCCTTTTGTTTTTATGGAAGCTATACTGGGGCCTGCCCTCCCTCCCTCATGGCCGCGTGCGTGCCGGCTACAATTGGGCTTGGAGAATCTTGGCCCCTTATATATGGTTTTCCGCTTTATTTAAAAATCTTCTCAACCCCATTCCCTCCATCCGCTCTCTTCCCCCTTGGATGCGTTTTGCTTGCATCCTCCTGTTCTTGTACTCCTCCTCCTACAAGACTGCCTTTTCCCGACACCCGTGGCACCGTCACCGCCTTCACTCCATTCCCGATGTTGAGAATGTTCTTCCCGCTTCCCCCTTGTTCGACAGTGGTTCCGCTCATAATTCTCCTCCCGCTCCGCCTCCCCTCCCATTGCGGCCGGAAGTAGCAGATTTAGCCGGCGCTCTGTTCGAACATTTCATTACTCCTCCGTCCTCCCCCCCTTTGCCTCCACTTGACCCGTTACCCCTTCGCCCCATCGCCAATGTCCTTGTTGCTGCTCCTGCTCCATTCCTTCCCCCAGTTGCTCCACAGCCTCTTCCCCCTGTCGCACCACCGGTTCCTTTGCCCCTCCCTCGTGGCGGCAATTACCGCTTGCTGCCCGACGCTTACCCCACCGCCCAGCTTTTCGAGACCGTCCTGCAGTTGCTTCCTGTGCCGCAGAACCTTCCCCCCTTCAACAACATGTGCGTGTGGGACGCCCTTTCTCGTGCGTTCAATTGCGACCCTGGGGTTCTATGGGCTATTTTCGATTCTGCACACCCCAATGTGTTGGTCAACGGCGCTGTTCCCTACGCCAACTTGACCACTGTGCTCACCTTTTTCAAGGTGAGCGGTGACATTACGCGTTGTGAAATGATCAATGGTGTTCCTAGTCGTCAACCCAATTGGGAGCCTGAAGCGTTTGGAGCCCCCGTCGAGAGCTGGCCCGTCGTCCACTGGTCTTTGGTTGACAACGGTGGAGGCACTTTCCATATTATTCCGCAGCCACCCAACGTCTCCATTGCTGCTGGTCAGCAACCCGCTCCACGAGACTTCTCTTTGATTGCCTCCGTCAGTCGTTACGTTTCTATTTCTGAGATGCGCCATGCGCTCAATTACCCAACTCGCGTTTTCCAACGCATTTACCATTCTTTTACCGGCAACAACGTCAATCCAGCCTTAGGCGCTGCTTTGGCTAATTCCAACACACCTGGCCAACTTCCAGTGCCACCACCAGGCTTGCCTGCCCTCATGCAGCTTCCTTCTATCCCCCTTACCCCTGAAGACGTCACTCTCACCCTCACTCCGCGTCTCATCAATGAAGCTCGCACTCTGGCCCGTGACTACAAAAAATACCCCAATACGCTTGAGATTGTCGACTCGGCTGCTCAGAACGTAGCCAATGCAATTGACGCTCTTGCTGAGCATGCCCGCCCACGCGACTTTCGTTTCCGATTGTTCCACGGCATGCCCGGCACCGGCAAGACAACGGCCTTCGCTAACGAGATTCTCACCCTCCTCGCGAATGGCGTTGGTATCCAAGACATAGCGATCGTCGTACCCAACGACGCTCTTAAGGCCGACCTTCTGCGCGATCTTTCAACTGTCGTCCCCCGTTTGGTGTCCAACAATTTCGTTGTGCAAGGTAAGATCTTTGTTTCCGGCGCCAAGTACATCTTCTTTGACGACGCGACCCTTTTTTACGCCGGTTTTATCCCGCTCGTTCTCGCATGTTTCCCTGCAATCGCTATGTGCTATGTGACCTTCGATGCTGCTCAAGCTCGCAAAGTCTTCCCCATGCCAAATTGCGGCTCTCGTTCAAACATGACCTCCGGCGCCCTTCTTTCCTCTATGTCCTCTACCTACGCCACCCAAATCCGCCGCCTTTCTCGCTCCAATTGCGAACTATTTGGGGTTGACTCTACGCTTTCCCGCACTGAAGGAGAAGTATATTTCGTTACACAGCAACCTAGAGGGGTTCCTCTCTTAGTGGCTAGTCCCCGTTTCGCTGAAACTAAAGCCAATGGTGGACAGGAAACTTACTCTTTTTCCGATTCGCAGGGGCGTGGTTGGGAGGGTGACGTCGCGGTAGACTGCGGCGGACTTTCCAACTCGTCCACCGATTTCGCCATGTGGACAGCTTTGACTCGAGCTAAAGGATCCATTTGGCTTGTTATGACCCCCACCGTCGCTAACCGCTCTTCCATTCAAGAGCAATCGTTTGGGGCGTCTCTCATCATCTCTGCCATTTTTGCCGTGTCAGCTATGTATTCCACCCCCGTCGTCAATGCTGGCGTCGATGTTGACCGCATCGTTGCTCGAGCGCTACAGTCACATCTGGCTAACTCCTTATCTCCCGCCGCCTGTGCCCTTTTGGGCCTAAACCCTCCTCAACCAGTCGTCGCTGGGTTCGAAAGACATAAAGATTCCATCTGGTCCGCTGTTCAAGAAGTACAACGCAGCAAATGGAAAATGGTTACCGCAAAGAGCTTCAGACCCGTGAGAACATCAGCCGCATTCTCCGCCCTCACATACCGCGGTCCTCGATTTGATTCTCGCGGCGATTTTGTCGCTGACGCCGTTCGGCATTATCTCCCTCTCGCCAATGATACCACCCTCAAAATCTCCAAGCCCGACTACGTCGCCCCCACTTTCGACCCTCCCGCGCCCTTTATAGACCCCGTCGACCAATTCGATCTTCGCCCCGTTCCCCCAGAGCATGAAGCTGTCACTCCTAACTACATCGAGCCCACACAAGTTCGCGATCCTTATGGCCCCACTGAAGCTCAACACCATAAGGGTTCTGACCAGGCGCTCATGTGGAAGTCTCAGCCCACACGCTTCCCTGCCCGCCGAGATAGTCTTTCTCTCACGAAACTCGGCCGGAACAAGCTCAAACAACTCAAGGCCGGCATTTCCAAGTTTGTCGACTTACCCGAAAAACAAGCGTTCAACGAGTTGCTTTTCGAGGACTGCTTGGTTCATTGTCTAGATTCTTGGGCCGCCGGCAAGTCTAAGGCTCAAATCCTCTCATCTGTTGAGTCTTGGCCTGTTGATTGGGACCCCACCTTTATCCGCATTTTCCAGAAAGGCCAGTGGATCAAGAAACTTGAGGCTCGTGGGCTTCCCGTCAAGAACTCTCAAATCATAGCCAACGTCTCTATTTCCCGGACGATGGTCGATGCTGTTTGGTGTGACTATTTAGAACGTTCGATGCGTCCACATTTCCGATCCAATTTTCTATTTATGAATCGACTCAATCCTTCACAATTACAGCGCTGGTACTCCCGCCAACCTTTCCAATCCACTGGAGTCACCGCTAATGACTACACTGGTTGGGACACTGGTATGGACGCTGTTTTCGCCTTTTTCTGCGCTTATTAATGCGCACTTTCGACATGCCTGAAGCCTACATTACTAATTATTTGCACATGCGCGCCAATTCTCGGACTTTCGCCGGACCTTATCCCATTATGCAACCCTCTGGAGACCGTTACACCCTCTTTTTCAATAGCATGTGCAACGCTGCGGTTACAGGGGCTTCCTTAAATTGTCCCGTTAACACTCCTGCTGCTGTTTGCGGTGACGACTCAATCGTGGCTGGTTCTTGGTCTTACCAGAAATACTTCAAGCCTACACAGTGGTCCATCAAACCTAAGCGTGAGCAGGGCCCCACAGGAACTTTCTGCGGCCTTCTTTTTGGCCAGCGTAAGTTGACTGTTTCCCTTGCCGGCCTCACTTACCGCTGCCGGATTGGTTTGCAGCGTGGTGAAGCTTCGCTCGATTACTGGCGCTCCGCCCACGAAATGCTCGCCCTAACTTCTGCTGAGGACTTCGAATATTCCGAGATCCACCAAATTTTTGACGCTGCTCGTTCCCTTCTCCACTCCAAGATTCCAGCCTCATATTAGTTTCCTCATAGCCTTTTCCTACTTATTCCTTTTTCCTTTGAAATTTATCAGAAGACATCTCGCTAGTCGAGCTCTGCACCGACGACTCCCCGGTTACAGCCGACCGCCTCGTACTCTCTACAAGTCTATTGAGTGTCTGGCGCCATGCAGCTATAAGGGATGATTAGACTTCCCAACTTATTAAATCCACGTCAAGGGGAAGCTGCCATTCATTTGGTGTCTTCGCCCCCCCGATGATCTGGAATACCCGGCAGCAATGTCGTTAGGATGGGTCCCGTTGCACTTTACTGTGTGAGCCCCTTCCGTATGCCACTCGTGATCCAGTACACTGTTGACCACCAGGTTGAGTGGCTGTCCCAGCCGATCGTCCTCATTAGACGAGCAATTCTCTGTTCAAGAGTTTCGTTTTGCAAGAGCCTCCTATCTCCCCGTTGGCTTGCGACCTTGCATCCGTGGGCCCTCACAGCCCTGTGTAGAGACTGCACGCTGGGCGGTCCATACGCTCCCCTATGGGCTGAAAGGAACAGTCCACCCGGTTTTGAGGTTCGCACCCTCTCCGCTAAACTCCGGTTGCCTCCATGTATTCTTCTCTCGCTCTCCCTCATGTTTCCCTCCGCGCTCTTTTCCGTTTCTTCTCCATTGCCCTTAATCCTGTTGCTACTATGGGCATTACTGATAACCTCCCTTCTGCTCTCGATCGACCCCCCGATGTTCTTCACACGCCTTCTCCTTCCCCCTCTTCCATCGTTCACGGAGCCACGCAAGACCTCACTCGTGATACCGTTCAATTCAACATCCAGTATACCATCGACAAACCCTCTCACCCTGGTTCATTCGCTCTCTTCCAACAGCCCGGCATCCTCAAGCTCGTCTCAGGCCGTCTATCAGCCGAAGTCGTTGGTGCACTCACTGTAACTGCGCTCGTTACTCCCTCTGAATCCGCCACCGCTTTTTTGCTCAACGGGATGGTTGCTGTGCGTCAAGAACCCAAAACTGCCGCCGCTGTGCCCGACTTTAAGACTGTCTGTATGTACCCCGGTGCCGTCCCTGTCGCCTGGACCATAGCTGGCCCCGTGCAATCCCTCTTGTCTCCCGGTCCTGGCGTGCACATGAATGTTCTCACATCCTCTGTCATTGGTCTTCCCCCTCGCATCTATTACGCTTTCCAAGCCGTCGGTATCAAGGAAATCCATCTGGTCATTTCGGGTCGGGTGCATTTGTCCGGCGTCGGCCAAGTGGATTTTTAGATGCGGAGGTGGATGAAGGCCTACCCCCTCCTGTCACAGACTCTATCCCTACTCCTCCCTCTTCTCAGGCCTCGCTCCCCCCCCAGTCTTTACCCGATGCTCCCGTCGCCGTCATTCCTTTTATTGAGCCTCCTGAAGCCCCTCTTCACATGCCCCACGAACTCTATCGGATCACTGTCTCTGTCGCGCCCAAGCACGATCGTGAAGGGATTTGGATCCTTAATGTTACTGATTGGCCTATGATGATAGAGTGCCCCCTCGGCACTGTTCTTACTATCCTCTGGACCACCGGTTCCAATGGGGCTTTTACTTATTCTCCTGCCAACCCTCGCTTTCTTCACTTTGGCGAGATGTTACTATCTCCACACGAGCCCGTTCAGATTGCGGAAGGTCGTCCCAGCTTCACTATCACTTGCAAGCACGTCCCTTTCTAACCCGCTCTCCTTCTCCTATTTGCTCTCTTTTCTTTTTCTTTTTTTCTTGTGCTTTACGAACACGCTGACTAGCAAGTGCGTTATCACGGGGGTGTGGGCTTGACCTCTCTCGTGCGCAAATACTACAGTAACTCACTTCCGACTCTTCTCGCTTTAGTTCTCATCGTTTCATGTGTTGTACGTTTTACATTTTCC